AGAAGAAGCTTACAATCTAATCTGCTCAGAGATAGAAAAACTTCTCTAAACTCCTGTAGATCCAAATCCGCCTTCGCCTCTGTCGCTTTCAGTAAGGGCGTCTACTGGATTAAACTCAACGGTTTCGACCTTTTGCACAACAAGCTGAGCAATCCTATCTCCAGCCTGAACTTCAAAGTAGCTATCCGTTGTGTTGTAGAGAATTACCCCTACCTCACCTCTATAACCAGAGTCGATAGTCCCAGGAGTGTTAAGCACAGTGATTCCACTTTTTAGAGCTAGACCACTTCTAGGGTGTACCAGACCAACATACCCATAAGGAATTGCAATCTTTATCCCAGTCTTCACAAGTGCACGACCGCCAGCAGGTATAAGCGCATACCCACTTGAAGTCAGGTCCGCACCAGCATCCCCATCCCTTGCATACTTAGGAATAGATCCGCCTTCTAGGACTTCGATGTCAACAATAGGGGCGTTTACAGTTTTGCATGAACAACTCATTTTTGGTCTAATCCTCACCATTCTCTAGCTCTGCCTTCTTGGCAGCTTTCTTCTCTTTGTACTCTACTGCAAGATTGCCTACAGTTTGGTTTTTATAGTGAACTGTTTTTATCTGCCCCACCCTAAAACTTCTCATAGACTCGGCTCCCTTAGGGCCACCCCAAACATCTATCCACTCGGTGGTAGGAGTGGTGACTTTCTTTACAAACCTAAATCTTCCCCGGACGCCACGAATTTTTACTTCAGTGCCAAGAGTGACGTTTCTCCCATTGACTTGGATCGAGGTTTCACAGACCCAAGCATCGTTAGGCCTTGGACCTGACGGCTCCTGGCTTTTTCTTCGACCCAACTTCAGGCTCCTCTTCTAGTTGCAACCACTCTATAACCTCTGGATTGTCTTTGATGAACAATAACATAGGAGATTCCCAAATGCCAATAAAATGATGTTCCCAGACTTCATACTCATCTTTGCCACTAGGTTGCTTCATTCCCGCAGCATGTACCATCCCTAGAGCATGAATCACTTCGTGTAGGAGCGTCTGCTGTTTTTTAGTGAAGGCAATAGAGGCGTCTATTACTATTAAGTTCCCCTGGTCCAAAGTGTAACCATAAGAGTTATCGTTAAGGGTGCCGTCTTGCTTTACGCTACGCTCTTCGACCTTAAAGATCTGCGCACCAATTTTTACTCTGTTTGGGATTGACATAGGGCCAGTCTACCCGAAATTCTAGGAAAGCAGTAGAACGGCGTTTAGGGCCAGTGATATGGCCCTTTCGGGGTCATCTAGGTGCAATGCAGGGGTCCCAGCAAGCATTAACCCAGCTAAAATCTTAGCATCATTTTCAGTTAAGTCAAATGTTTCTAACATTGGATCAAAAGCAATCCTGGCATCGATTGTCCAGATTTCACCAACCGTAAATAGTTCATAACCGTTGTCCGACCTTACAAGTTTGTAGTGACCCTCTACTATTTTGTCGTACCAGCTATAGCAACTCTGAGCCAATTTAGCTATGTCATAAGCCTTAGGGCCATATATCGAAGGTTCGTTAAATCCTCCTCTAGGATCTAAAACTTTAATCTTTTTTAAGTCGTTGCTAATCAGTATGTTGGAGAAGCAAAAATCACCATGCAGCAAAGAAACTTCTTTAGTTACCCTAAACAGCACTCCCATTTGAGATATTAGTGAATCTGCTAACCCCCTTCTTGCAACCCCATTTACAATACATCCGTTAAAGAATATGTTTCTAAGCTCTTTATTGTCTAGCCCACGAGCTCTTTTTAGCGCCTTACCTATAAAGATCTCGTAAAGGTAGGAAAAAGAGGTATCCTCTAAGTTTTCATTAAATGACATATAAGCTTCGCTTATTGAAAAGAATATAGAGGCCCACTCCTCCGAAGATAGCTCCCTGCTATTGACTAGCTCAGTTATAGTAGTCCATTCTAGATACTCCATCTCGTACCAAGAAAAGTCCTCAGAATACCTATATAGTTTAGGCATAAGCTTCTTTACTCCATCAGGAGCATCTACGTAAAATAGGATTTCGTTTTTAAGCTTTTCTACGTCCGTGGATGACTTACGGACCACACCACGCTCAGCATCAATATCAACCTTGTTAAATGACCTAGGCTTCATCTTTTGATTCCCCAACAATAGTGGCGTCTACTATATTCTTTACAGTTGACGCGTACCACTTTCTACCATTCTGCGTAGGCACCTCGTCCCTGTTCAGATCATCAGCAATCTTTCCATAGGCGCGTCCACGATTTCGCTCCGACAAGATGCGCTCCTTGACCTCAGCTGGAGTCTTGTTCTTAGGCCCCATATCCACACCCCAAACAATCCCCCGCTCGCGGCGGTCTTTATGCACGTCTTTCTGGCGAGCAGCAATAATGCCTCGCTCCATCTCAGCGAGCGCCGACATCACCGTCACAACGAAGCGCCCCTGGTAGGTCGAGGTGTCTAGGTTTAGGTCCAACATGATCAACCTCCACCCCTCCTTGTTGGCTCTATCCACGATATCCAAGAAGTCTGTAGTCGACCTAGCAAGTCTGTCTATTCTTGTAACAATAAGGGCGTCTACTTCTTTGCGCTTCAAGCGCCCCAACGTCTCTGTCAAAGCCGGCCTACCAGTAATCGACTTACCAGACTTACCCTCTTCACGCACCAGCTCCCATGATTCAAAGCCATGGAACTCAGCAGCGTTCACCATTGTGCGTTCCTGCACGTCTAGCGACACTCCATCGCTCACTTGTAGCGCTGTAGATACTCGAGCATAGAGGAGGGCTTTTCCGGCTCTAATAGGGGCGTCCACTATTTCAGCTCAAAGTTTTTATCTTTTGTTGTCCAGAAGCACAAGCTATACCTGTCTTCCTCGACAGGCTTAACGTAGTGCATTCCAGTTGTTTTACTAGGGAAGAATACAAGATCGCCCTTCTCTGGCTTGTGAGAGTAGTTTAAGCTGACAAACTTAAGCTCACCGCCAACTTTTAGAGTGTTTAAATATAAAACAGCGCTGTACTCAAAGTGAAGGTTTACTCCGTTATCTACATCAGAGTGCATCCCCACCTCAGCCCCAGGATACTGTTTGGCCACAAACATAGAGCACATATAGAGATCATCAGTGACGCTATAAAAATCTTTAATCTTGTCTAGTATTTTAGAGATTAGACTACGTACTTTAACTAGTTCCTCCCCCTTAAAAAGATCCATAGTGGGCCTAGCAAGAAGCTTATTCTTAATGTCATTTTCATAGTTACCAAAGATTAGTGTTCTTCTTTTCCCGTCTTGGACAACCATAAAATTGTCTAGCTCATCTTTTTCAAGCCTGTTTATCAAGTCTATGTAGTAAGAAATGTCTGCATCGTCAACAAACCCGGGGGCCACTTCTATTTTGTCTAATTTCATATTTACAGTATACAAAGAAAACTCTCCCTCTGCAAAGGAATAGGGGCGCTTATAGTTCTTGCTATACTGTAAAAATGATAGAAAACAGATTCCCGGACTACATAATTGATGATAATTTCTTGAGTTTAGAGGACTTGGCTGAGCTAAAAGATTCTATTTTAGAGCTCCCATTCTCCTTAAACCCATCAATCGGGGCAGCCAACGATGGGATTTATGGAATTGAAGGACCTAACTTCTTAGATAGACTAGTTGTAGTATCTGAGCCCGATCCAGAAGACATAAACAGTCCACTTCTCCCCCTAGCCCACAAGCTAGTAGACAAGTTCTGCGACAAGCATAACTTTAAGGTTTTAGACTTTTTTAGGACAAGGGTCAATCTAACACCTCTTTCAAAAGACAATAGACCACTAACCCCCCACGTAGACCTAAGAAACAGATATAAGCACTACATTCTTTTAATATTTCTAAATGACTCTGACGGAGATACCATTATGTATGACCTAAAGGTGGACGGAAATATTCACAAGCAAGAAGAGCTAAAGATTATGAAAAGGCTCTCCCCTAAAGCCGGTAGGGCAGTACTTTTTGATGGAGACTACTTCCACGCATGGGAACACCCAAAAGACCACGACTACCGGCTAAGCATGATAGCCAACATTAGCGTTGAAAAGCTGTGAGAATAGGGCAGCAAAGACGCCTATTTGTCACTATTTTGTACAACCTTAGGTTTAAGTTTATACAAGGTTTTTGTACACTACCTTTTGTACATTAACTATACAAATGGCGGGCACCAACGTGCTATATTTAGTACCTTAACGAGTTGGAATATAGTTAACTCTGCCTATTAAAACCTCTTTAGCGTTAACGACAGCCATCACTCTATAAATGGCAACTGCACCAGGTGCATCTACTACGGTCCTACTAGTAGCTCCAGCTGGAGAGATTGCAAATAGCCTCCAAGCCGGTC